ATAAAAATGCAGGGTCTTTTGCCATAAAAAAAAGAAGCCCCCAATAGAGTCGAGCTATCAGGGGCTATTATTTAACCACTAAACACATTATCGGCTCGACTTCCGCTAATGTATTTTTTATTTATATTGCGAATATACACTAAATTTCTTTAAGTTCTAATTTTAAGCAAAGTTTTTTTAGCTTAGTTTTAAACCAGTCCTCAGTTTCTATTAGATTATTCGCTTGTTTAATGTTATGGATAGCAGTTGTGTGGTCGCTTGTTCCTGTGTACTGGCTTATCTCCTTAAGGCTTAACTTGGTGTATCTTCTGAGTAAGTAAGCAGCAGCCTTGCGCCCAAACGTTGTTTTTAAACTTCTATCCTTAATTAATACATCGCACTCAAACTCTTCGTCTACCAATTTAACAATAGTTCTCGCACCAATGTCTAACCCTAAAGGCTCGTTATCTTCTATGCCTAACAACCCCAACTGCTGCATCATTTCGTGAAGTTGCAAATGGGTGTTGCGTTGTGCAAAATATAACTCCTTTAATTGTCTTATTGATATGTCTCTCTTCTTATTTAGCATAATTAAAACGGCAATCCTTCCGTATCTTCTTTAGGTTTGAAATCATTTACATAAATCTTGTAATCTGGTTGCTTGTCCTCGGTCTTGTAAGCGTTTACCCACATTGAGTATTTAACATCATTAATTGTAAAGTTAATTACTTCTCCTTTAGCGGTGGTGTTTTTCCAAGCACCTGTACTCCATTTTTTTTCTGTCATTTTATTTGTTTTTAATTGAATATTGAGCAACTAATTTACTTTGTTTTTTCGTACCAACGTTTATTAATTCCGTTTGTACTTTGTAGCCTTTGCGTTTTAATTCAAACACTACGGCTGCAAGTCGAAGGCTATTATACTTCGTTAGAGCCTGGATTGGTGTCAAGGTTTTGCCCGAAAGCAAGTGGTTCAAGATTTGTTGTTTCTGTGTCATTGTTATTGATTGGGGTTAAAAATACTGGTTTGTCTAAAAGCTTTTGATATTTTTCTATGAATAATAATAGGTCTGAGTAAGCCTCTTCGTTATACCAAGCGTAGTGGTAAACTTCTGCAAGTAGCATCTGCCTTTCAAATGGTAGCAATTCTCTCATTAGCTTTTCTTTATTGTTTCTTTTATTTTGTTAAATTCGTCTAAACTCTTGATGGCATTGATTTTCAAAGCAGCCTTTACCTTTTGGTCATCGGTAAACTTTGTCTTGTCTAACTGCTCAATCAAGAACGCTTTTTGTCCTTCGCTTACCTCGTCTTTATGCTCATTAGTAGCGTCTGCATCTTTAGTATCGTCTATTGCAAACAATCCGTTAAGTGCGTACTTCCTGGCATAGCTACTTGCTGCTCCGGTAATCTGCGAAGCATCCATTCCCTTTTTATTTTCCTCTTCACGAGCAAGACCCGTGCAGGTAATGTTATCTTCTCCGTTACTTAAACAAGCAGTAGCCTTTACATAAACCCTACCGCCTACTTCTATTACCTCGTCGCTTAACATTAAAGCGTAGCCGTATTTATGGCATATAGGTTTTGCAGCTTCGATAATATCTTCTGCACTTCGGTACTTGTATTTAGCAAAAGCATTAAATTGGTTTTTAGGTGCTTTTAATTCCTGTTGAATTTTAATTAGGTTCATTGTTATTTGGTTTCGGTGTCAATAGAATAATGTTCTAAAATTTCGATAATAGGTTCTTGTCTTTTCTTTAAGCTAAGAAAATACTCGTATGCTTGTGAGTACTCTAAGTACATACTCATACCATCAAATCTGTTATCTACTTTAGTATAATAAAATACTGTGCCATCTGGCTTAGTTTCTTTGATAAATTCAATCTTCATATGTTTCGTTTTTTAAAAGTTCAAGTTCTGCATTGTGTTCTACCCATCGAGTAAACGTGTAATCGTCATCTTCGTAATCGTAGTTTTTAGGTAGTAAAGCGGGGTCGTAGGGGTTTGTTGTACTCCTATTCCCGTCGATTAATATGTTCCCGTATCGCTGATATTGGAACATTTGGTAGGTGGTTAAATGTGTCATATTGTGTTTTGTTTACACAAATATACAACAATACACAATACAAAGTGCAAAACTTTAAAATTTATTTTTGCAATAATGTTGCAAATAATGTGGCTTATATAGGATAAAAGCACATCAAATTGTGTATTTTATTACCAATTATGTACGCCAGAACGTACAAAGTCGGAAGTAAAATGCAGCCAAAAGTAGTAGTATTACTACCTTTTATAGTAACTTCTGGAAGTAAAGTTTATCGTAACCCCCGTATGAATATTCGGGTAAGTAAAGCCTAAACCCACACGAAATAAGGTTATTAGCTGAAGGAAAGTTGTCTAAGGTTGTGTAAGTAATAGCTATATGGCAAAATGTAGATGCAGCTTTAAGCCTTGTTTTAATCATTCGTCTTTGTATTCCTTGCCCTCTATAATCTTTATGTACCCACGCTCTATTAAATATGCAAATGCCTTTAGAATAAATTGAGCCGCAATAAGCAACAATACGGCTCATATCGTCAAGCATAACCCACCATTCACGATTGAACTGGAACTCGTCTGCGCAACCCTTAAAGTTAGGATTGGTGTAATCTAATTCCCTTAATTGCTCGTAGGTATCTCGGTCTAAAATATTGCCGAAGCTAAATATCTTTTTGAGGCGCATTGGTTAGTAATAGTTTTTTTAAGTATAGTGCTAAATCTAAAGCCTCTTCGTAAGCGTGTTGCAACCATTCGTCTTGGTTTAAATCGGTTCTATCCATTGTAGTTCCGTATTCCTTTAACCCTCTTACTTCTCTTGATTGTAAATCTTTTATTGTTTGGTCAAGTATGTTGCTCATTATTTGTCGGTTTTGCTATGTATCTTAAAACAAGTTTTACACTTGTATTGTATTTTCTTTACACCAGTTGCGGTTGTTCTACGAAGTGAAATAATTAAATCATCGCTTCCACATTCAGGGCAAGAGCCTCTATCTTGACCGAATATAACTCCGTAATGTGTTTTAGGTTCGATGTGGTTTTTAAGTGCGTTGAATACTTGCTCTAATAACACAACATCTTTTTGGCAGTACTTAATCATTTTAGCCATAGCGACTTTATCCTTATGCAGAACGATGTCCTTCCATAAACTATATTCGGTTTTAATCTTAGTGCCAATGCCTAAGTAGTCAGCTATATAATTAAGCTTGTTGCTATTAAATCTAAACTTTTGCCTTGCTACTTTTAACGTATCGATTGTAACGTATTTAGGAAACATCTCGATGCCGTGAAACAAACAGCGTGTTCTTATCCACGCTAAGTCAAACTTGTCTCCATTATGCCCTATAAGTTCCGAAGCAGTATTGGCTACTTCTACAAACTTTTGCAACATCTTTTTGTCGCATTGTTTACTATCCCATTCCAAGTGATAAACTTCTTTTTCATCTTCCCACTTGTAGCAGATACAAATTACTGCTCGTTCTTTAATAATGTTTTCAGGACCAATATTAAGTTTGTAACCAGAACTCCAAAAGAAGCCTATGTTTGCAGAAACTTCAATATCAAAAAATAGTCGTTTGCGTTTTGATTTTAGCATTTTTTATTTTTGGCTGAATTTATCTATTGTAGTAGTACCCATTGCAGCTATGCAAATAACCATTACGGCATCTACAAGTTTATCCGAAGGGGCAATTTCTTGATGCGTGAAGCTATTAGCTAATAAGGTAATACAGATAAATAAAGCCGATAGTAAAGCAATAACTCGCTTTGTAGACACGCTACCTCTTTCGTCTGCTAATAAGTTGGCTAACCATTTCATAGTATTAATTTAAGGTGTGAAGTATAATTTAGTTTCTGCTTCTCTACGTCTTGTAAGTCCTGCTAATACTTTGCCACCTGCCTTGTTCCACTTAGCAAATTCTAAAGCAATAGAAGTGTCGTTAGGGTTAGCATTTACTTTTCTTAATAAAGTAGAACTTCTTAAGTTTCCGATACCTGCGTTATAGGCAAAGCTTGTAAGGGCAGCGAACTGATTAGGGGTAACTGTGCTTTTAATTAAAGGCTTAACCTTATCAGCAAAGTCCTTAGCTATGATTTCAAACAATTCATTTGCTCGTTCTTGGCTAATCTTATCTCCTGGTTTAACAGGTGTTCCGTTCTCGTAAAACGTATTACCATATCCGATAGTATCTTTTGCAGCACTGCACTTGTAAGCCACTAATTTACAGCCTTCGTAGAATTTAATAAGGTCTTTGCCTTTGTCGTTTAATTGCATTTTATTTAAGTTTTATTTTTGACCTTCTTGTGTTGCGTATTTAATACCCATAATAGTTCCTACAATAGAAAAAGCATTTGTCAGTAATACGCTAAACATATTACTCCAAGTAGAACCAATTATTTGTGTATCTTTTCCCGTTATCATTGCCAACCAATATAAAATAGTTGTTACAACCCCAACTCCAATAATAACAGATAACGCAACTTTAACAATAATTTTAATAAGTTCGCTTTGGCTTTTCTTAATTAAGACATCTAAATCATTTAAAGCAGCGTTCTTTTCTATTTCTATTGCGTTTTTTAGTTGCTGCGATTTGTCTAACTCAATTTGCAAATCTTTTGATAAAGCATTTATTTTGTTTTTGCTATTGACTGTTTCAGTAATATCAGTAGCAATCTTCATTATCTTGGTAATGCTATTGCTTTCGTCTATGATAGGGTTATATGTTGCTTGTAAGTAAATAGGACTTCCGTCCATTTTCCTTCTCTCAAACTCGCCTTCGAAAAATTTGCCGCTTCTTAATTTTTCCCAAAACTTCTTATATTCTTCTGATTTCGAATAATGATAATCAACAAAAATACTATGATGCTTTCCTATTAGCTGCTTATGGTCTTCGTCTTGATAGCCCATTGCTGATAAGAAAATAGAGTTCATCCCTAATATGTAGCCTTCAAGGTCAAAATAAATAATAGCATTGCTTTTGTTGATAGCTTCAAGCCTACTTAATAACTCCTCTTTAGATAGGTTTTTCATTATTTTTAAGTTTACAAATAACCTATTCTAAGTGTTATTTCCTTTTCCAAAAGAATAAGATTAGCGTAATTATCAATATAAGCGCAATTAGAGCCTTATAAAATTCGCTGAAGGACTTATCCTTAGTTTTAGTTATCTTCGATATTTGGGTACTTTCTGTGCGACTAAGAGCCATTGAGTCCGTCTTGGTCTGCTTACTATCCGTTTGTTTCTCTTTTGTACCCCTTGTATATGTCTCGGTGTACTTAGGGATTGTAATCATACTATCCTTAGTAACCCACAAAGTATCGTAGTAAGTTATTGTCTTGGTAAAATACTCTTCCTTTTCTACTACTTTGGTAACACTATCAAAAACAACCACACGCACACTATCAAACGTCTTGACAACAGTGCTATCTAAACGCTCCGATGCCTTCTTTACGGAAGCACACGAAGTAAGTAATAAGGCTAAAAGTATTAATCTCATTTTAGTTTCTTAGTCATTTTGTAATAGTAACGGATAGCCATTGCGCCAGAAACAATAGCCACCAAACTTGCAATCAATGTGAATAGTGGTTGAATACTTGTAATGCTAATAGTAGCACTAACTAAAGATACGATTGTTGATTGGTCTGCTTGGTGGTTATTTGCCATTATAATTCTTCTTCTTCTTGTTTGTTAAATTCTACGCCAGTAGTCCAATCTTCTAAGAATGTAAAGTCCTGAAGACCTTGTGGATTGACTACGTTAATTATTTGAAAATCAAATTCTTTATCATTTAGCGCATCAATATCTTTGGTAAGTTTCTTGATACCTTCTTTTGAGAATTTGTAATTTCCTTTGTCATCAAGTAATAAGCAATCCTTATCGTCTGTCTGCGCATTGTCTAAACGCAAGATTTCAACTTCGGCTTGATAGTCCTCGTGATGTTGTTTAACCTTCTCGTAAATTTTAACGAGCTTCTTTTGTGTCTTAGTTTCTTGGCTACCGATTACGGCATTAAGGTTGC